ACAAACGGGCAAATGCCGTCATGTTCAAATTGAATGTGTCCCCTGGTAGAACTTCGTCTACGTATACAGGGACTAGATAGCCCGCATCAAAGGTAGTTTTATGCGTACTTTGACAGTCAAATTTTGATCGCGGAATATCCGCTTTTGGAATCATTGTGAACTGATGTACATTTACCGATTGATTGCGATGCATTTTATTAAGCTCCTTATTATTTTCCGACCCAAAGATAATTCCTTTGAGTCGGTTTTATTTAAATCATTCCTTAAATATTTTTACTTGTTTACCCAGGCTGATAAGTTTTGGTTCTTCGTGTAGATTAAATCTACCATTGTTGTCGTCGAATTCGCCGAACTCATATAAATCAAAATCATCTGGGTGATTATATAACTGGTTGTCTGCATCATTGCGATTAATTTCATCGCCAAATGATCTTATTGCTACACCAGTTGATGGTACAAACATTGGTCGACCGTATGCATCTGCTGCCCGGTCTTTTACTGAACATAGTACTAGTTTCATGAGGTTTCCTAAGTGAGGTTACGTTTTAACTTTTGAAGTTTTGCTGTTTGGACTATTTCTTTGACTTTTAGTCTTTCCAGGGTATTGTCTTCGCTATTTAGTTTACCGTTTTTTTCCCTGTTGTAAAGTATTTCGTCAAATTCATATGGATTGTCCGTTTTATACATTTTATCGTAATACTTAGGTGGTTTTACCTTTTTTCCATTAATAATTACGTAATCATGAGGATATACGTCTGTTTGATACCTTTTTAGCCAGTTTGCTCCTATACCTGGCTTTAACGACATTTTGTTGTATTCAGGCATTTTTTTTATTATTTCGCCTGTTTCTTCATCTATTTTTGTATAGTGTTCTTTTGCTGGTTGTCCTGTTACTTTTTTCATTATGTATCTAGCAACGTATGCTGCAGATTCAAATGTAACGTCTCCCACGCTTGAGTATCCGATTGATTCGTATTGTCCGGTTGCTGGATTACGAGCTTTCCAATAACTTGCAAGCTCTTCGGATGTATAAATGATACTTCCAGCATCCGTTTTTTTATAGACTTTTTTGTCTTTGAATTGGTATCCAAATAAACACGCGTGGTAATGAGGGCGTCCGAATTGTTCACCATATTCACCAGCCATGTAATAACGTACGAGTTTAGGTGATACGCCTTTCCGTACTCTTTTAATGAAGCGCTGAAAATGGTCGTGATGTAAGGAGTTGTCATATGGTAGGTTCTCGTTGTTATAAGTGAGGGTTATGAAACAATTTTCTTCATGCATTTGGGCTTCATGCACACAGCGCATAGCCCATTGCCGAGACCTTTCTAGCCTGCAGCCAATGCATTGTCCACAGGGTAATGATAGCGTTTTGACGGTATTAAACCATCGTCTTTCATGAAAGACGATTGAACCGTCAGCGCATTGAAATGCGCTTATTGGATGATAACAAGGCATGTGAGGTGCCTGGGGGTTTTATTAGAACCTCCAGCCTCCACGCTGGGGGCTGGATCGCAAATTTGGCGACTTTGTTTTTGCACTTTGTTTTCTAAAAGATCGTGCCGACTTTTTTTTATTAACTGATGATCTACGCATATACATTTTTTAACTCCTTTTGTGGTTTGGTGTCACCTAGCACAGTTACATCTAGTAAGGTAACTGTGCTTGCTGCCTATTCGGCAGCTTTTTCTTGTGGAACTTCAACGACTTGCGGCAGTTCCACAGATTTTACGAGGCCTAGTTTAATTGCCTCGTTTTTATTATCAGAATTTTCTAAAAATTCTATAAGTTTTGCAGGATCGTTATCGAACCTGCTTCGAATTTGGGCTGGTAAAGCCATGAATTCGTTTTCTGCCGCTATAACTTGATTAAGGGCAGTATGGTAGTCACTGATACCAGTGAAATCGCCATAGCGAGGCGATAATGGGGCTTCTGGTAGAAGTCCCGTAATGTTGAATTGACGAAGAATATTATTAATATCCGTTTCGTCTTTGAAATGCTGCTGAGTCAGAGTTGCATCCTCACAATGCAACCCTGACTCATTTGTAGCAGCATCTGTGTCGTAGTTGTATGGTGTTCGTAAAAATGGTGATTTTTTCATTTTAATTTCCCAAAGTTTGGATCGTTTTTATACTGTTCATATAATCCATGAAGCAGATTCTTTACATCTTGGTAAATTGGTTTTTGGCTAGAAGGTGCAGAACCTTCTTTTGCCAATCTTGTAAGTTGATTTGTATATGATGTTTGAGCGCCTTGGTAAGCGCTGCTTGTAGTTAATTGATTTATTTGGGCGTCACGCAATTGTCCAAATTTGCCATATCCTGGCATTTGAGCTAATTCTCTTGCAGTTTGCGCCCTTGTAAATGCGGCTTGATCATTTGATAAATTAGTATCAGCCTGTGTTTTTTCTGTTTGTTCTTGTGTCAAAAGATTTTGTGTTCGCAATTGATTAAATTGCGCTACTGCCATTGCAGATTCTTTTGCACTTGTTGCGGCTTCGCCTAATGGATTTCCTATTTGTGCAGTAGCTCCAGCTGGTGTCCCTGCACCTCCTTGCGAATACGCAAGCATAGGATTAAGACCTGCAGCCTTAAGATCCGCTACTGTTGTTTGGTATTGCGTTGAACGCATACGCTCTTGAAAGTCCATTTGTTTTGCTGCTAATTCGGCATTTGCAGCATCCCTGGCTTGACCGCCTATATATGATGCTGCTCCGCCTATTCCTGCTCCTAATATAGAAGCAACTGGACTTATCGCTGATGTTACGCCTTTTATGGCGTTTGATATTCCGCTAAACATTAGAAATGGTCAATTAAGCCAGGTACACTGTACATTGGCATTGGTCTTGCTTTCTTTACAGCAAAGAAAGAATCAAAGATAAATTGTTGACCATTTGCGGATGCACCCACAGCAAGAGTTCTTGCTAATGGTGGTGTGTCTTGAATAAACGTTGTGTTTAATGTTGGTAACGCTGTAAATTTCTGGGCTAAATGCCATCCGTCAATTGTGCCGGCAGCTGTTGATCTAAATAAACTGGAAATTCGGCTTGGATAATAACGGTATTCTGCCCACCGTTCTTGATATCCAAACACGCCATTGTCTTGTGTTGTGTCGCCTGTTACATATATTTCCTTATTTAATACTGCTTGTTCGCCAAGTGTGGCAAACGCTGGGAAATAAAAATCGTAACGTGTAGATCTGCTCCACATTCTTTGTAAACCTTGCTGATATGTAAGATCAGCTCTTACGGCTACTATACCAAGTATAACGCCGTGTTCAACGAATGATTGAGTAAAGCCATGATTATGAGCGAGCCCAGTACCCATAGAAGCAAGTGTACCCAAAGGTGTTGTTGTCCCACTTGCATTAGTGCCTGAAGTCTGGGCGATTGGATTGATGTTGATACTAGTTGAACCGCCACCCAAATACTCAGGGCGCTGTAAACGAGCGTCAGGGCTAATAACCCCAAAGTGACTGCGAATAATTTCAGTATATCGAGTACCTCCACGGGCATCCCTTTCAAGTAATTTTTGTATTTGGAAAGATTGGCGTAATTGATTAATTGTTGCGGCTGTTGCAGCTGATAAATCAGCATATAAATTTGTTTTCGTGGTGGCCGGAATAGCGGCAGCACCTGTATCACTGCCATATGCAGTTGCTGATGTCAGTAATGGAATTCCACTATTGTCAATAATACGTACAAATGTACCGTCAATATTTGTTCCTGCATATGAATCATATGCTATAGGTGCAGACGTTCCTAATGGTAATGTTACGCTTGCACCTTTTTGTGGCCATGGTAAAGCTGATGTGAAATAGTCTTTACGTTTGCCACGACGTAATAATGTGTAGTTAGTTACAGTATCAGGGCCATCGCCCATATCTACTGTTACTGAATTTTGAAGGTTTTCGTCTCGAAACCATTCATTGTAGATAAGGTTATATGCACGTGTCCAGAATGCACCGTGCGATACTGTTCTACCTGTATCTACTTGTCCTACAGTGGGTAAACCCATGTAGTCTTGTAGCGAACCGATTGCATATCCGTTCGCTGGTGACACCTGTTGCGGTACTACATATGATATTGAGTCCGCTGGATTGTTTTGTTGCCCCATGAACTTTTGCCAGTTGCTCCAAATCAGTCGATTTGGTACAAAGAAGAAGAAAGATTCAAGGTGCATATTATCCATAATTGGATAAAGTGGTGTTGACAAACGGG